GACGATTCCGTTTATGCTGGCTGCTAATACACTATGTCCATCAGCTGGTAGTTTGCTAAAATATTCGTTGCCAATGACACCACCAGCGCCTGGCTTATGTATAATATTGAATACCACTCCAGTATTCTTGGTAACTTCTTCTGAAGTAATTCTAACCAATACTTCGTTGGCACTGCCCGGCGCAAACGGAACCACTACTTCAACTGGTTTGGTTGGTTGCCACGCAAAGGCTAAAGCTGGAACCATGACTAATACTACTAGCAATCTCTTAATTGAAACCATGTTTGTTAAACTCCTATAAAAACTTTATATTATATAGCATCAAGTGCTACTTTATCAAAAATAAATTATATACTAATCCAAAATCCCAATCTATCTCCGCCTGGGCTTGGATACCATGTGGTATTTTCAGGTTGCGGTTGTGTATCTTCTTTCCATACTGGATATATTACGTCACTGCTGTGATTACTAAAATCATCATTCCAACGTAGATGTACTTCAATGATTTTACCATCTACATACTCTACATTGATCCAGGGTGTTAGTCTCCACAGTTCGCCCAGTACCTTAGGAAAACTGTATTGTTCGTTGATACGTTCCCAACGACTAAATCTATCTAATCTATCGCTGTTGCGAAACCCTTCAACTACCAACTTAGGTATACCATAGTGAAAATCCACACTGGTATGGCGACCAGTAAACCATTCTGTCCAAAAGTATCCATCTGGTACGAGGTCAGTGTCAGCAGGTGTTAGCCATTGTTTTGTGGCACCACGACTCATCATGCGTATGTTGGTTATAGGGCGAACAATATAGTGTGCTGGCTTAGGCACTGCTACGCCAGCTGGTCCTGCTGAGTATCCTAACTTGCGAGCCAGTATCAGTTTATCATAGATCCAAAGGTAATCTGTAGGGCAGGTAGACCATACATCTTTATCATCTATGAACATTAGAATCCGTTAGTGGCTGTGTACTTCCAGTATCTTGTGCTCTTATCAATACAGTTTAGATGCTGACCAAGTTTCAGCTAGTGTTATTTCAGCTTGTGTTGACGTAGCTCCACGAATTACTGCTCCATAGAAGTTGCCTGTAAAGAAGAAAGTTGTGCCGTTTCTGGCTCCAATGTACAATGGCAAGTTGCCAAACATACTGGCAGTACTACCAGTATCGGTACCTACGTAGGCCAAAGCCGGAGCATTATAACCATTCAACCTTGGGATCAAACCCAATGTTCTATCAGACTGTGACAAATCATATAAACCTGTTATCACATCGTGTTGAGGATCGTTGTTGGAAAACACTGCGTAAAGTGATGCTGTTCCTCGAGCTCCTATGGAATGATCTCGCATGTTGTTTTTGGCAGTGATATAAAATGAACCGTTGACGTTGCCAGCACCAAGTTCTATCATTATTCTTGATGTGCCTGTGCCTGGTGGAATCAGGTGGAATCCTGTAGTGGCCGTGACTTTGTTTGTTCCAGTAAAGTCTAATGAACCGGTGACCATGAAGTCATCAACTCCATCAAAATGTAGGGCACTGTACGCAGTTCCTGGATAGTTATAATAAGTTGGGCGTTTGGTTGGGTCACTTTGTGTAGCGTGGGCATTATTACCTGACTTGTCGTTGATTCGAGCCACTGATTGTCCGCTGGCTGTGACCGGAACAGTTCCCGAAACATCTTGGAACAGTGTTGTGATATCGCTTGGATCATACCAAGCACCTTTTTCACCTGCGGCAAATAGTGATGCAATTCCAGCGGGCTGTGTACTCCATGGACGGCCTTGAACTAGTCCACCTACGTTAGGATTATCTATAACGCTATTGCCGCTATACTGTGTAGGTAGTTTTGTGATATCGTAATGGTGTCTTTCATTACCATGCCCTGCACGATCTAAACTGGCGTGATCTAGTTTAGCTTTTTGACGTAGCTCTTTAGTTGCCAATGTTGAAATTCCGTTAGCTGCCATATTAATATATTCCTTAATTAATATTTATCGTTTGACAAAGTGATAATCACCGTCAGGCCCGTTATTGCTAAACAAACCCTTACAATCAAATCCTATTGTGTCCATATAGGCTATAACAGTGTCTTTTAACGGAGCACCTTTGTTATATTCTACCGATTGTAGCTCTAGTATAACATGTTTTACAGTTTGCAACACTTGGCTTGCACCTTTTATTACATCCAACTCAGCACCTTGCACATCCATCTTGATTAACTCAGGCAAGGGAAACTGTTTTAATCTAACCACCGCATCCAGTGTTGCAGTTTTTAAAACTCGTTTGTGCTTTTCATTAAAGTACTGGGGTGCTTCTGGATTGACTTCGGCATTTTCTTTGTAATAGCTGTTGCCACCAGGATGCCAGTCATTTTGATAAAATTCAACTTCTTTGCCAGTAACATCGCTCAATGCTCCCATAAAGTACTTTAAGCCCTGTTCCTTGTATAGGAATTCGCTAGAGTCCATAGCTTCAAACGCTACTGTTTCTGCATTGGGCCATATTCTTCGTGATTCATTAGTCCAATGTAACACACATGCTCCTATGTCATAGATCACTCGAGGTTCAAATCCTTGTGCTTTTAATGCAGCCAAATAGTCAACGTGATCTTTTGGTATCAATCTTTGACTACCTAATTCCCTGAGTCTTGCTTTGATGTCCACTTGTTGGGACTCTGCTGGTGCCACGGCAGGGATGTTGTTGTCCACTGCAAAAGTAAAACTGCCAGTATGCTGACATTGTATAGTAGTGTCAGCATAAATTTTAAATCCTTTGCCCAGGGCTTTACGACAAAAATCTACATCTTCTGAAACAGTGTGATTGTGATCCAATGCACTGTGATATTTAAACTGAGGATACCCAACATCCTTTAACACTTGACTCTTGACTAACACACAGCCAAACCCGCAGCTGGCAATTTCTATTAATCCATGTCCTTTTATTTTACCATAAGGAATATTGCTGACTCCACCGCGATCATTGTGTTCATACAGCTCTAGTATGTGTTGTCCAGGCTTACGTTGTATATACAATCCTGACACCACAGGCTTGTCATGTGCCAATAACTTGACCAATGTGTCGGGAGCAAAGCTGATGTCGCTGTCCACACTGAACAAATAGTCATAACCTTTTACTGTCCAGTCAGCGATCAAGTTTCTTACTTGATCAATGTTATAGCCGTAGAAGTATTGAAATGTGGTTTGGTAACCCTCGGGCACTATTAGGTCGTAGATGCTCTTGTATGTCTCGGGCTCTATGTTCTTGGCTGTGGGTATTGCTATCAATATTCTTTTTTTTTCGGTTGACATTTTTACTATTTCTCTTGCGTTTTTGTTTTGTTCTTGACCGTTGACTTTGTAGTCATTAAGTGGGTTGACGTCATTGTAGTTGTAAACCACGTCCTGCAGACATTTAACTTTGTCAGCATCAGCTACTTCTATCAGTGAATAAAATACTGATCCGTCACCACCTGCTCGGTACCATTGTCCTGCGTCATCTTTAAATTGTATATCTTCGCAACTGTTCAATAGATGCTTTTTAAATGTTCTTAAATGCGTATACGGCAAGATCCAGTTGAAGTGATGTTGTCTGTATGTCTTGTTCTGTCGAACTGTTTGAGGATAAGGCTGACTGATCAAAGGAATACTGTCCGCCATACTCCAACAGCTTCCGTAGGTAAACTCTGTTGAGCCATCGTATATACTGTTGTAGTAACTGAACACAGTGTTGTCATTGACCAATGTGTCATCACCATCTAACAACATTACAATAGCATCGTCATCTAATGGTCTAATGTTTTCTATTTGATTACGAACAGCGCCGCGATTTTCCTTGTTGTTTATTAATAAAAATTTGCCTTTAAGTTCTTGTGGCAAATTGCTTAATGCTGTTTTGACCACATCGGCAGAATCGTCAGTGCTGGCATCGTTGATCAAATAATGCAGATAGTTGTCGTAATCTTGTGCAGCCACGCTGGCAATACATTTTTCAATATACTTGCTGCAATTATAAAACGGACTGATTACTACAATCTGTTGTTCTCTGCCTGCTTTGTAGTTCTCCAACTCAACTGTGTTGTGAAACTTGCGATTGTATATCTTGTGTAGTCTATGATTGATTTTACTCACAGCACGATAGTCTTGTTTGCTGAGATAGTGTTCTGACTTTTTATAGAAGTGCTGCTTCCATTGTAGTGCTACACTGTCCCATCCCGCAATATCTTTGACAATGTTGCAGTAGTATTGTTTTTGTTGATGTAGGTATGGATTGCGATACGCTTCTATAGTGGTCTTGACAAACTGTTCAACTTGTTGCGGAACGTTTATGTCAGGAAACAAACTATTGGGTTCTACAGCATAGTCAATTAGATAGCAGGCACCTGCTAGAGCAATTTCTTCCAGTGCTCCGAAGCGACAAGTTATGATAGGAGTGTTGTAGCATAGACTCTCCATTGAGGAGATGCCATATGTTTCAGGAAAGGCAGCTGGATACAACATGAAGTTAGCCTGTGCCAGTATATCAGCAATTTCCCGTTGGCTAATAACGCCTGTAAACTCTATATCCAACTTGGCCAGTTCTGGATCAGCAGCCATCACTCGCCAATCTTTTTCCTGTTGATCAGGTTCTGCATTGGTACTGAATCTATAATAGCCGCCTATGACTTTTAATCGAGCTTCGGGTATGTGTCGCTTGACATGCGGCCATATCATCTTGACTAATGGTATCATGCCTTTGGTAACACTTGCATTGTAGACAAACAAGTTTTTGTTTTTGGCTGCGATGTCAACTTCGTCGTGATACAGTCTAACACCGTTACGTGTTATAAACAGCTTGTTCTTCAATACTTCAAAGTTTCGTCTACGCCCGTGATTGCAGTTGGCAATGTAAGTGGTGTGCCAGTCGCTCAGCGTAAAAATGTCTGTGATGCGATTGTTCACAGTCAGGTCTTCAATCAAGTTGTCACCAAGACAAAATGTATCGTGCATCCAAAGTACTCGCATCTTGGCCTTGCTGAGAATCCTATCATAAAGATTCATAGCGGCAAAACGATTGCTTCTATTGTCGTTTAGTTTAGCATAGTCTTTTGGATCAGTAAATGGGATCACAGTTCTTGAACTGATCACTATGTCAAATTCATAGTCTTGTGCCAAGGCAGACAGTGGGCAGTAGGTCACTGTGTCGTAAATGCCTGGTTTAGCATGATCCATGTCACAGTTGTTAAAAACTGTAACTTCGAATCCAATTTGTGATAGTTCTTTGGCCATCAGGGTGACAGCACTTTCGCTACCGCCTAGGCCTTGTTTGAATACTGTGGTACCATCGTATGGGATACCTATAATGTCTATAATAGCAATCTTCATACTATTAATTATACATAGATAATCAAAGATGTCAACTGATTTGATTTAATTCCAGTACTCTACTTGAGCTGACACAAGTAGGCCGCCTTCTCCTATTACCAATGCTCCAGCAGTTCCATAAGGAGCCAAAGTGAACGATCTTGATAATCCTGAATTTACCCCTTGCGACGCCGTTAATGTAGTACGTATCTGACTTGCAACTATAGAGTCTGTTATTACTGTTTTTGTTATAGGTTCTAACGGAAAAG